ATGGCTACATTTATCAGCCTTATAGCGGCGCGTATTACTACGGTCCCTCGTATCGGCCTGGGCATGTGCATCGTCCGCCAGCACACAGACCCCATCCTGGTCACGGCATGCATGGCAGCCATCGGCCCGGCCAAGGAGGCAACAGGCCATATGGTGGCGGGAGCCGTCCGGGCGGTGGTGGTCATGGTCGTCACTAAATAGAAGCAGCGCTGAGCCGCGCGTTCGCTGCACAGTGATTTCAATGCCCACTGGGGTTGTGTCACCAGTTGATTGCCTGTCGCTTATGAGAGGCCAATGCCTGAAACAGCACGCGACTTGCCTTTTACTTTTTCTAGCGGCAAGACACATTGCGCCAGTTGAATTTTCCGTCGTTGAAAAACTCAGTCCAAATAGACATTGGTGGCTCCTTGCGCAAGGAGAAAGTGATCTGGTTTGGAATATTGGGCCCAAGCGCCGCTAATTCCCCCATCTTGGTATAGACCTTCACAAAGCAGTTGCTGAGTTCTTCGCTGCCGTTGGAGTCGAGAACGACCCGATAGGTTTTGACGAACTCTTCCCAGTCCTGGCGTTTCGTTACATAGGTATGCAGGCGCACATAAGCTCGGTTCGTGCTCTTGATGCTGGGCTTTTTCATGTTGTGCCCTCCTGGGAATGTCTTTGCAGAGAGATGAAGCGGAGTGAAATCAAACTTGGCTTTTGACATTTTTTTGCAGCCTGAGCAGATTTGTATCAAGCAAGAAGCTGAAAAAAATGTAGGCGCTTTTGCTGACCCGCTAAGAGTTGGCGCTGTCATGAAACCGTGCAGGCATAAAATCCCGTCAGATCACGAGCTTGCTTGGGAAAAGTGAGCAGGGCGCTGAAACTCTTAGACTCTCCCACTCGATGGTTAACAAGCTCTTGAAAGCCTTATGCGGCGCGGCTTACAGCTCGGCGATGGCTGTAGATACCATCCCAGATGCCATGCGAATAGATGCACTGGCGAGAGGCGCAGCGGCCTTTTCATTCGCCTGGCGTCGGGACTCGATCCAGGCATCGATCTCGGCTTCATCCCATGCCACGCGACGTGGCGAAAGCACGATGCGTTTGGGAAACCGGCCAATGGATTCCAGTTTCAGAATCCAGCGATCAGACAAAGGAACTTTAGCGCAAAGCGCCTTGCGGTCTATCAATTTCATAGTGCTCTCCAGTAAAAAAGCCCGCTCATGGCGATGGCGGGCTTGGGTGAAATGGTTGTGTGTTTGCGAAAGTTTTTCGCAGCGCTTTAGGGATTGACTGATCCGACGGATAAAAATAAAGACGCGTATCCGTCCAAGCTGGCGTGGTGATGGCTCTGTGTGCCCGGATGCTTGGACGACCTGGTCGGCAGCGGCATGGCCAGATTGCAGTGCGCTAGGCAGTGCTAGCCACAGGAGATTTGAAAAGGGTAGGTCTGCCTGCTCAGGTGTAGCTAAACGTTGCTCAGTTCCCGGCTACGGGCTGGGACCAGAGCGCAGCTCACCACCGTTGCCAGCAGTTCGCTGCGGGGCGGGCGGCAATGCAGGGTGTGGATCTGCGCACGCTCCAGCTCCACCACCACGGCCGCGCCGGGCTTGAGCGTTGCCGCGTGCTCCAGCCAAAAGCGCTGGGCGCTGCGGCCTGTCCACGTCACGCGCCATGGCTCGATGTGGTGGGTGCCCAGCCGGTCATAAAGCAGCATTTGCAACTGAAAAGCGCCGCATCGGGCCATGCTGGCTTGCGGCGCGGTTTTGCTGAGGTAAAGCGTTCCTGTGTGGCGCATGTTGGCTCCTGATTGGGCATAAAAAAACCCGCGCGGCGTAGGCCGGGCGGGCTGGGGTTGAGTGGGGTGTCTACTTCTACGGAGTCTTATTTCGTCCGCGATAGTTCAGGTCACTGGCTGAGTAATTCTCGCGTTTGCGCCAGTCCATCTGGATAGGGCCGGCATGATCGGGAGGATAGGTGATGCGTTCTTTCTCCCGGCTGAGCTCCCAACGCTTGGCCTCCACGGTATGGTGGACGGTTGATTTTTTTATTTTGCTCATTGGCAAGGATCTCAGTAAATTGACAGACAGTTGTCCCACGGTACATGGTTGCTGCAGAAGGGTCTATCGATTTCTTTTTCAGGGTGCGAGGAGGTGTCTCGCCTCAGGGCGACATCCTTCGGCGATGTTCTAAGATTGAAAACCAAAGGTCTTTCCTTTCACCTATACTCATTGGACTCGCTGTTCAGGTTGTTCGCCCCGACAGCGTCTGTCTGACACCTATGCCGCCCCTTGGCCGCCGGTAACCGCTCTTTCACGCAAAGCACGCGGTCGTCACTCCCCCTCCTGCGAACTCTCCCAGACCCTGAACATTTTTATGGGTCTGCGCAGTCCCCCCAGTTTCTGGCGCGGGCACTCATCTCTCTCTCTTTCATTTGACGGCTATCACGCCTCAGCGTGCGGCTGTCCGTATTCATGCTGCAAAAAAATATTACAGAGCAGATCGGCCGCTATGTGGTCACACCTCTGACACAACCCATTTCCAGCGGCCAGTTCCTGGCTGCCGTTTCCATTCGACGTGGCACTTATGACCGCGTCATTCGATTCATCCCTCAGTTCTCTAACGAATCGCTCGCCTCCAACTACGCCCTGACTGAAGGGCGAAACATGGTGATGAGCCAAAGCTTGAACTGAATGCCTATTGCTTTTATTCAAAGGAGACACTTTGGCTAAAGAAGAACTAATCGAGATGCCCGGTCGCGTTGATGAAGTCCTGCCAGATTCGCGCTTTCGCATAACTCTGGAAAACGGCCATCAGCTCATTGCCTACAGCGGCGGAAAGATGCGCAAGCACCGCATCCGCGTGCTGGCTGGCGACAAAGTGACCGTAGAAATGTCTCCCTACGACCTCAACAAAGGGCGAGTGACTTTCCGTCATCTTGCTCCTCGCACTGGCGCGGCACCGGCCTTCAAGCGCCGCCGCTAAGCCCGCTCAACTAATTACCCGCTCATCGCTGAAATGCCTGAGCAACCTTTGAAAGAACACTATGCAATCCAATCTTTATGTGACCAATCTCAGCTACAACGTTGACGGTGATGCCCTGCGCACACATTTCGGCAGCTGCGGCGATGTCGTCGCTGCTGACATCATCATGGACCGTGAAACTGGACGCTCGCGCGGCTTCGGCTTCGTGGAAATGAGCAATCCGGAGCAGGCACAAAAGGCTATCGAAACGCTGCATGACCAGCCGCTCGGCGGCCGCGCTCTGGGAGTGGCCCTGGCCCGTCCACGCAAATAAGCTTCTTCGACCTCTAAGAGGAAGCGGCCCACGCCAAAAGCGTGGGCTTTTTCTTTTTGGGAATCGCTACATGCTGCTGACCGCTTTTTGAGGAAAGCATCACAGACACCAAAAAGCCCGCGCGGCGTGGCTGGGCGGGCGGGGTTTTGAATGAAATAGGGCGCTAGCGCTTATGTATCAAGCGCTAGCAGCTATGAAATTGATAAAGCTGTTCCGCGTTACCGCAGCTGCAAACGGCCTTGTTGCGCTGGCTGGCTTTGCGCAGCAGTTGGCGCGCCGCTTTCGCGCCTGCGTGCTTCATATTCGGTGCGCTCGGCCATGCGCTGGGTGCAGGCCGCAGCCAGTCTGGCCAGCGTGGCATCGCTCAGCATCAAATCCGTGCGAATGGCCTGGGTCAGCTGGGGCAGCGTCATCAGCATGGCACCGGCCTCCATCGGCTTCACATAAGGGGCGAGTGCATCGCCCGGCCCTTGGGTGAAAGACAGTAGCAGGCGGGTGAAGTGAGCAGGTTCGTCACCCTGCATTGCGGCATCAAACACGGCCTGATAAACCTGTAGCGTGGCCGCGTGGGCCAGCTGGCGCGCGTGCTCCGTGCGGCGGGTGTCGGGCTGTTTGGCATAGCCGCCGGTCTGGCGAATGCTGGGCAGCACCTCGCTGGTCACCCACTTGGCAAACTTGCGCGCCTCGGGCTTGCGGCTGCGCAGGACAAGGGCGTAGAGGCCGGATTCGTTAACGACGCTGATGTTTTGAAGGCCACCAAGGGTGTCGCTTGAAACGACACCCTTTTCGTCTTCATCAAGATGCATCAGCGAGTCGCGGTGGTTTTTGATGCCTAGAGCTGCACAAACATCAGCGGCTGCGAACCATTGCTGATTGTCGTGACTGATAACGCGAACGGGAAAAACGCCGAAGTTAAAGGGGGTGATGTCAGCCATTGCGGCCTCCGTAGATTGTGCTTTTGCTACAACCACCGCCTTTGACGCCAACCAAAGGGCGGTGACTCGAAGAGGTTGGCGTACCGGACAATCCTGCGGACAAACCGGCGAGCCTCGCGGCTCCCCCTCCGAGCCACCATAAAACTGGGGCCACAGACGACAAAGCCGCACGACTGCGATTCGGGTGCGGCTTTGTTGTCACCGCAGGAAATTGTTTCAGGACGCCAATCCCGATCACGCTTTACTGGCGTGACGGTATGGAGTGTACACAAAGGTGATACTTTTTTGTGGAGCTTCGTTGGCGATGCGCAGCGCCCAGACACAAAAAAGCCCGCGTGTGCGGGCTGGTGAGATTGAAGTGTTTAAGCTGGCTCTGCTTCCGGCTCGTTATCGCCTCGAAGCTTGTTAAGCAGCCGTTGGGCGCGCTCTACAAGCTTCTCTACCTCTGGATTGCTGTCTCCTGCATATCGCTGAATGACTTGCTTATAGGTTTTCATGGCTTCTTCCTGTCGATCCAATTCACTTAGTGTGAGGCCTTTATAAAGTAGAGCTTCTGCCACCAGCTTGCGCAATTCAAAGCTTTCGTCTTGGCCATAGCGGTCAACGATTAAGTCGTAGGTTTGGATCTCTTCTATGTTGCGGCTCAATTTACCTAAATCAACGCCTTTGTTGAAAAGTGTGGTAGCGGCATGCTTGCGTACAGCTGGATCAGGGTCATTGCTATAGCGTTGATCGATAAGGTCAGTAACTCTGATCTTATCTTCTGAGCGATGTAATCGATCCAAAGCTACGCTTTTGTTATAGAGCGCTTTTGCAACTTGTGCACGCACGGTAGGTGTGGATTCAGTGCCATAAAGTTGGTCAATCATGTCATACAAAGGAATTGCTTCTTGAAAGCGCTCTAGCTCACATAAAGCAATCGCACAGGCGCTGATAATATTTGCGTGTCTATCGGGTGAAATGTTCTCTGTGGCAGCCTTATCAAGAGCTTTCTGAAAGCTGATTAGAGCGGATTCAAAGCGTTTACTAGCGAAATCTTCAAGACCCCGCACATAATGGTCATCAGCTGTGAATTGATCCTCAGGCTTTGCATTCAAAGCTCGGCTTGCATTGGTCACTGCAGCTAGCGCTTCTAACGTGGCAGGATCAGAGTTTTCTAAGTCTTTGCTGATGAGAATTTTTTGGCTTGCTTTATCCAGGAGGTCTCTGAATAGATCAGCATATCTTTCGTGCTCAGATGCTAAATTTTTTAATTTTTCAATCTGAGTCATTAGTCCAGAATTGTTTTGGGAAAACCAGTTTCTGGCTTCTATCTCCGCATGCTTTTTAGCTTCTTCTATTGCATGGTGCTTGGTCGTGAAAAACACTGCCAATCCAGCAAGGATAGAAATTATGGCTATAAAAATTCCTAGCAATGTCGAAGCATTGGCTATAGAAGACATGTGATTGGCTTGCTGGCTTGTCCAAAGGCCAAGGTCTCCAACACGCTTGTCCTGTGAGTCAAGACGGTTGGCCGTTACTTCTTTGAGGACGGTGAGCTCTTTGTCCAGCACCTGAATTTGCTGTTGAACCTGCTGAATATCTGTCTGAGTTGCCGGCTGGCTGGGTTCGGATGCCGAGGCGACGAACGCAAGGCAAAGGCCAAGAAGTAGGAAGATTTTTCGCGCGATCATGTGAACTGGGTAGGCAGCAATGTTGTCTCAGTGGTTTGAAACAATTGTAAGCACGACCTAGCGCTGAAATCTTTCAGTTCGCGGTTTGGCTTTGTCCAGTTGTTGCAGGGAGAGGTCTTAAAACGCGCTGTTGATGCTCCAGCAGCAACCGCATGCACAGGGTGCAGATAAAAGCATCTCTGTCGGGTGCCGTGCGGTACAAGTCCACCAGTTGCTGCAACTTGAATCCGCCATCAGAATTCAGCACATCCGAAATGGCGTTGTCGTCGGTCACGATTGAATTGAGGGTGTTCATGGCAGTTTTGGTAATGCAGTGCCCGCATTGCGGGGCGGAAAACATGACGTTTAGCGTCATGCAGGCGGTGGGGCATCTGATGCCCGGTAAAACTTCTGTGGTGGCTTTATGTGCCGGATGCGATGAGCCTGTGCTGGCATCGTTCCGTACAGGAGCGGCGCAAGCTAATTACGTATTGGCAACGCAGGGCAATCTGCTGAACGATCGCGGCTTCACTTCACTGGGGGTTTGGCCTTCGAAGCAGTCTCTGAATATTCCTGAGTCATTGCCCGAGAGGGTTGCCAAGAATTTCATGGAGGCTTTGAAAATCCGCAATGCCAAGCATTGGAATGCTGCGTGCGGTAGCTATCGGCGTTGTCTAGAGATCGCGCTGAAAGAATTTGCGCCTGACATTGAGGCGAGGATGCTGGAAAAGCGAATCGACAAGCTGGCTGCGGAGCACCGTATTACCCCAGCCCTTCAGGCGTGGGCGCATGAGTTACGGCTTGACGGCAACGAGGCTCTGCATGGCCTTGAGGATGCCACTGAAGAGATGGCCGAGCAGATGCATCACTTGACGTATTTTCTGCTGACCTATCTGTACACCTTGCCTCAGCAGATCGATGGGGTGCGTGCTCGGCGTCAGGCGGCTGCGGCCACAGTGGCGTAAGTACTCCTTGCTGATCAAAAAAGCCCGGCGGTTCTGGAACCTTGCGGGCTTTTGTATGGGTGGTGGCTTCTGAACTTGTGAGCGCGCTGCGCCTGTTCTAGCTGCGTTTGAAAGTAGTTTGCTATCGAGAGGCTTGCTGGGCTGGCGGTAGCTGCTTTGCTTTCCATAGCGCGTAGCAACTTGCTTCGCTGGCGGTCGCGGTGCTGCAGCTCGCACAGCACTGTGTCGATGGGGTATGGGCTGTTCATGGATGAGCGGAGATCTAGAGTTTCTTTGCAGAAGAAGGGGAGGTATCAACTGATGCCCGCCAGACGCGCCAGTTCCTCACGGTCTGAGGTGGCAGTCATCAATATTCCTTTGCTATGAAAAAAGCCCGCAGAAGGCGGGCTGGCATACGAACAGGGTAGGAAAGTCCTTATTCCACAAGAGCTTACAGCGGGCACAGGCAGCAGGAATAGCCTGAAAAACTCCACTTTTCAAGGAGTTGCCATGAAGGTTCTACTTTTAATTGCGGCGGCCGCAAGCGCGCTGGCGGGGTGCTCGATGATGCCGGGGCGAGACTCAGGGCGTCAGGCTAGTGGAGGCGGATATCAGCAGCCTATGGGGCACAGCGATATGCGTTCTGAGTGGGGGCGCGGGGCGTATGAGGGCCCTGGCAAGATGCCGATGTGGTCCGGCGGGGACGATACTTCTGGAGGACTTGGCTGGCGTCGTGAATAAGACGGAAGAGCCAATTTTGCGCAACGAACTGGCAAGCGGCGATTCCATGCGTAACGCCTTAGGGGGCTTCCTTCAGGCACTGCACGGTTTTGTCATCTAGCCATTCGGCATGCATGCCTGGGCATACAAATGCATCGCGCTGTGTCGTTACGGGGAAAGAGGGCTCATCGGCCTGTGCAGAAGGGCTGGCCAGCCAGGCCAGTCCCAGGCAGATTGCGACGATCAGGACTAGAGATTCAAGAATTTTTGTCATGATTTAACTCCGTAGCGCTTATGAATAAAGCGTGAGTAGCTATCAAAGTTGAGCGGACCCGGTTACATGGGCCATGCATCAGGGGTGAGCGCCATCAGAACGGCCACACCGATGAGGCAAAAGAGGCCGAGAAAGGTGAGGCTCCACTGGGCGGCGATCAGTAGCTTTGCTCCAGCGCCGGGGCGAGCAAGAGCAGAGCAGTCAGCAGCAGCGTGAGCAGGACGGTGGGGATGTGTGGCCATTTCACAGGCCTCCCTTCTCGCGCAGGCGCTGCACGAGGTCTTCATCAACTGGCTGAGGAACGGTGCTGTACAGCATGAAATCTCCTTGAGGCGAGAAGCAGGCCCGCTGGACGGGCGGGGCGAATAAAAAGGGCCAGTGCTCTTGCGAGCAGGCGAAACCAACGAAGGGGCGGAGTGAATGCGCTTCGCGCTCTGGCGGAAAAAATGGGGGCTGCTGGGCGGCAGCGCCATCAAGGAAGAGTGCAGGGCCCGGCTTTCGGTCTGTCGGTGGCGGCATTGGATTGCCACGGTCCACACCCGGCTTGCACTCTTTCTTGATGGCCCCGCTTCGGCCCTGCGGGTGTGGGCACAGGTCTGTAGCGACTTGTTGCTGCAAATTCTACTGTTATTTTGATCAGTGCTGTGCATTTGTACAGTAGTTTAGATTTTGCCTGTACAGGGCGTCAACAGGCTTTGATGCCATGTGTTGCGTGGTTGCACTGCGTGTCTGAGGGCAAAGAAAAAGCCCACCGGCGTTAGCGGGTGGGCTGGGGTGTAAAGGCCGTTGCCTTGCGGCTGCCTGGGGAATCAGAGGGAGGGAAAGGACATCCCAGGCTCGGCTAAAAGTGATGGGAGTCGTCACCATCGGGTGTGAGCGCTCCAACCGCAGCTCACAGCGTGTGCACTGCGGTATGGGTAAAGCGTATTTCGGGATGGGATTTTGAGCAATACCCTGTGCCGAGAACGATCACACCGGATGGCCTCGCTTGACCCTGCGGGGAGAGGTCGCGCTTAAGGCCTGCGGGGCCGGGGGGCTACATGGGGAAATCTCCGTGCAAAAAAAAGCCTACCGTGAGGTGGGCTGAACTCCAACTGGATAGCGGCCGGCTTTCACCGGCCTGCGGTTCTTCTTAACGTTGGGCGCTAATGCCTGTGCGGCTGCGCGCCGGATTTAGATATAGGGCACACCGTAGTGGTCGTAGACCCGGCGGCCGTATTCGTCGGTGTATTCGGGCAATGTGCTTCCCTCGTAGCGAGGGGCGTTTTCAAGCCGTTCTTTGGTGACTGAGACTACGTACCCGCCTTTGTCGGGGTCGTATTTGAGTGTGTCCCATGGCAGAGGGTAAAGGTCTGTGCCGATGCCCAGAAATCCGCCGAATTCCATCACTGCGTATCGAACCTTGCCCGTGAGCTTGTCGATCATCAGTGAGTCGATGGACCCCAGCTTGTCGCCGTTGGGGTTGTAAACGTTGGTGCCGTTGACACGATCGGATGAGATGACAGGTGAGGCTAAGTGCATTCCTGCTCCTTTCTATGCGTGGTTCAAAACAACCCCGGAGCGCTTGGCAAGCGCTGGGGCGCGCACTTTCAGCGCTGCTGTGCTTTTTGTGGCTGCCCGGGCTGCTGCTGAGCCGGGTTTTTCTGCTGGCCCGGGGTCTGCTGTTGCTGCTGACCGGGCTGGTTGGTGTTTTGGCCTGGCTGGCGTTGACCGGGGCTTTGCTGCTGCTGTTGCTGCTTGTCCTGCTGGTTGGGATTCTGCTGCTGGTTAGCTTGTTGCGTCATGTCCTTCACTCCTTCAGGTTGGTGACCAGCAAACCGGTTTGGCTTGCTGTGATTGCATGGTCACCGCATCAGGAAAAACCTTTCTGTAGGAGAAGGGGGCACAAGCCTGAAAAATGTGAATTAGCCACCATTACGTAGCATTTGGCTTACGTTTGAGGCGGAACTCTCGATATTGCTCACAAGATCCAGCATAAATCGAAGCAGGATGGCATGGGTTCTAGACCCATTGAGGCCTCTGGTCGTTGCCATTCATGAGGAGATCAAACCGCAGCACCCTGATGCCAAGGTGCTCTGGTTTGGCCCCGATGCGCTCGGGGAGGGCGGTGCCGGGATTCCAACCGGCGTTGCCGTTCTTGCTCTTGGCCGCATTCGCCTCGCCGTGCGCAAGTGCCGCCGTTGCACGGTTTATCACCTGCTGCCGTGGCTGCATGTGCTGCTCGCTGGTTCAGTGCAGCTGGCTCACACATCGCATTTCCTTCTTGTCCAACGGATGTGGCCAGGGAGGAGGGGTCTGCCCGCTTCGAATGTGCGTAAGTGTCAGCCGGTAACAGAAGTTGCGCGTGAAGTAGGGCGACTATGTGACCTTCCGGTTTTCGAGAACTTACTTCTTAAGGAAGCTACAGGACAGTCGCTTAAAAATCTGGAAACGAGGGAGCAAAAACTCGAGGCAATTGGGAATAGCCTTAATATCTATGACGTAATCCCAGGGCAAGGCCGTTGGGACGTGCTTTTGGTTGATGATTTATATGATTCAGGTGCTTCCATGCATGCTGCATGCACAGCCCTTCGTCGTCATCCAAAAATTGCAGATATTTATGTGGCAGCTCTTACATGGAAGTAGTTATGACGACAAAGGTTTTTATCGCAGGATCAATCACGATTAAAAATCTGGACCCGAAGGTTAAGGAACGTATCGCAAATATTGTTGATCAGGGCTTCGAAGTTCTTGTCGGTGATGCTGACGGAGTTGACTCATCCGTCCAAAATTACCTTTCCGAATTGAATGCAAAGGCTGTAACTGTTTTTTGCAGCGGAGAGGTTCCACGAAATAATTCTGGTTCCTGGTCTGTAGAGCCGGTTTCCACGCTGCATAAGGAAGGTTCTCGAGCCTTCTTTACAGCAAAAGATGTAAAAATGGCGGAAACGGCTGACTTTGGATTAATGATATGGGACACAAAAAGCACAGGGACTTTAAGCAACGTAATTGAGTTGTTAAGTGCAAAGAAAAAGTCTGTAGTCTTTGTTAACAAAGATAAGATTTTCAAAAATGTAAGTTCAATAGAGCACTTAGAAGATTTGATCGGATTAATGTCTGATCATGCAAAGAAGAAGGCAGAAGATAAAATTCGGTTATCAGAAAAAGTATCTTCTTTGAAGAATGAGCAATTAAATATGTTTTAAGGATTGCGTGTTTAGCGAAGACCAATGCATGGAAATCTTCGAATAACGCGTTATAATACGGAAGTCACGCCCGTAAGCGTGATCTGGGCTTGGCGGCCCGGTCAACCAAGGCGCAGCAGCCGCGCCATCAATCTATGGTTTGCGGCTTTTTGCTTTTATGAGCATGCCTGCGCGCGCATGGCTCCGTTTTACGGTGGGCCGTGTGGGGACACCCGCAAGGGTGTGCCGGCTCCTTGGTCCGGTCCGCCAACCCTGCACGGTCCATCACCTTTGCTTGGCGGCCTGGGTGATGGGTTGAAAACCTGTCATCAAGGAGCCTGTCATGGCTGGCATTTCTACTGCTTCGTCTTCTATCGTCGTATCTGCTCAACCCGAGCTTTCGATTCACGACGGTATGGTCACTACCACCAGCAACCAAATCTCCGCGCACTTCGGAAAGCAGCACAAGGCTGTACTGCGAGCCATCCGAAATTTGAGTGGTGTGGTGGAGGATGATTTCTATCAGCGCAACTTTGTGCCGATACAAATCAGCACCGACCTTGGTATGGGTCGTACCCGCAAAGACCCGGCCTATCTCATCACCCGCGATGGTTTTGTGTTCTTGGTGATGGGGTTCATCGGCAAAGAAGCCGCAGCATGGAAAGTTGCCTACCTTGCAGCCTTCAATCGCATGGAGGCTGAGCTGCAAAAGCCCGCGCAAGACCCGCAGCGCATTCAGCTCGCTCAGCGTCTGGCCACCCAGGCGGCGGCGCAGGTCACGCAGGCCGTGTTCGATGCCGTGATGGCCGCAGACAACACCGACTGGCGCCACGCCCGCTACCTGCTCAACCTGGGCTACGACCGCGAAGGTCAGCCCAGCGTGCCCCATGCCCAACCCATAGCCGACGACCAGATGATCGTCTCCTTCAACGCGCTGCCCGAGCGCATCGCCAGCGGCGAGATCCTCTCCGCCACTGACGCCCAGCTCGCCACCCTGGCCACAGCCTGCACCCAGCGCCTCACCCAACGCGCCCAGCACCGTGAAAAGCAGGTGACTCAACCCGTCTATCCCACCAAGAAGCCCGCCGCCAGCCTGCCATCCGGCACGCTGATGATGACCTTCAAGTAATCAGTTTTGATAGCTGCTAGCGCTTTCAATACAAGGGCTGGCGGCATTTTTTGCTGAATCTGTTGGGGTAGTTGTTTCTAGTTCGACTACTGAAGCTAGATGAAGCGGAGTCTGCTGCCATAGCTTTAGCTGAGCTTTGAGCTCTTGGATTTCCTCCGCTTGCTTATCTAATCGATTGAAGATTTGAGTGCCGATCAGGTCACCGAGCAGTAAAAGAATGGCAAAAGCGTGCAATGCAGCTGCACCTAAATCTTTACGAGTGACGTCGGGAGAGGATGTAAGAACAAGAACGATGACTAAGCCAATGACGGAGTTCAACAATCCGATCACATAGAAAGATGCTTTTAGGATTCGCTTGGTTTTGAGACTCCAGCGACCAAGGTTCTGTAGAACCCGCTCGCGCTCGTCTTCTTTGAGTTTGGCTAATGTGATGAGCAATGCTGACGCACTAAAAAAAACGCTAACAGCTATGGAAATCCAGCCCGACATTTCTCCCTCCATTGATTTTTTGATTGAGCGAATGTTACTGGTATAGCCGTCGCTTTCCATTTCTGCTATCAATTTGATTGCTAATGTCATTGCTGCATAAGACCAAAATGGGGCGGACATAATTTGGTGACATCTGTCCTCTGTAAATGTCCGCGCTGCGCTGAGAAGCTTGGCGCATGGGTCTCTACAGCCACCTCACCACCGAACAGCTCGCCGCCCGGCGCGACAGTTATCTGGCCGCCATCGATGCGCGCCTGACCGGCCCCACGCAGGCCAGCCACAGCACCGATGGGGTGGGCGCGCGCTCCGTGCAGTTCAATGCCGACACGACGCAGCTGCGTCGCGCCATTGACGACATCAACGCCGAGTTGCTGCGCCGTACCGGCCAGCCAGCGCGCAAGCCCATCTACCTGGTGTAAGCATGGGCCGCAATACACGCATGCATCGGCAAAGCCGCAGCCGCACGTCGTTGGGCGCAGCGCCATTGAAGGGCGGCGCAGCCATGTCTGCCCACCAGGGTGCATCGCACACCGATCTGGCCCTGCGTGACTGGCAGCCGTTTGCCGGCAGCGCCGATGCAGACTTGCTGCCCGAACTCGATACCCTGACCAGCCGCAGCCGAGACCTGGTGCGCAATGACGGGCTGATGGCCGGCGGCATTCAAACCCACCGCGATAACGTGGTGGGCGCGGTGCTGCGCTTGTCGGCCTTGCCCGATTACCGCCTGCTGGGCTGGACCCCCGAGCAAGCCCGCGAGTGGGGCAACAAGGTGGAGGCGCACTTTCGCAGCTGGGCCGACACGACGGATTGCGATGCCGCGCGCACGCTGGATTTGCTGGGCCTGACGGTGCTGGCCTTGGGCGGCGAGATGGTCAACGGCGATGCGGTGGCCATTCCCAAATGGTTGCCCCGGCCAGACAGCCCCTGGGCTACGCGCATCAGCGTGATTGAGGCTGACCGGCTGGAAACGCCGCCCCACCTGCAGGGTATTGCCAGCATTCGCCGGGGTGTGGAGTTTGACCGCGAGGGCGCGCCCATTGCCTATCACTTTCAGGCGGCGCACCCGGGCGATGCGCTGTATTTGCGCGGCGATGAAGCTATGGACCTGAACCGGTGGGAGCGTGTGCCTGCCTTCACGCCCTGGGGCCGCCGCCGTGTGGTGCATCTGCATTCCAAAGAGCGCACGGGCCAGAGCCGGGGCAAGCCCATCGTCAGCGCCGTGATGCGCGAGTTTCATATGGCGGGCAAGTACGCCCAGAACGAGCTGCAGGCCAGCCTGGCCAATTCGCTGGTGGCGGCGTTTCTGGAGTCGGATCTGGACCAGGAATCATCTGCCGCCTTGTTTGGTGACCAGCCGCGCGATGCGTGGAAGGACTCCGTCAAGCAGTCGCGCAGCATTGGCAAGCTGCAGGCCGGGGCGGTGATTCCGCTGCCCGTGGGCGCGCGCCTGCAGTCGTTTACGCCAGGCCGCCCCAATGTGGCGTTTGAGGCTTTCATGCAGTCGGTGGAGCGGCGCATTGCCGCAGGCATGAACCTGCCTTATGAGCTGTTTGCCAAAGACTTCAGCAAAGTGAACTACAGCAGCGCCCGCGCTGCGCTGCTGGAGGCATGGCGCTACTTTCACGGCCGCCGCCGCTGGCTGACCACTACCTGGCTCAAGCCCATTTTTGAGCTGTGGTTGGAAGAGGCGGTGAACGCTGGCGTGATTGATGCGCCCGGTTTTTACGCCAACCGCTATGCCTATACCCGCTGCCGCTTTGTGTTTGGCGGCAAGGGCTGGGTGGACCCGGTGAAGGAAATCACCGCGGCCAAGCTGCGGCTGGAGATTGGCGTTTCCACCCTGGAGCAGGAATGCGCAGAGCAAGGCCTGGACTGGGAAGAGGTGCTGCACCAGCAAAAGATTGAAGCCGAGCGCCGTGCCGAGCTGGGCTTGGTCAGCCCCATGGCCACCACCTGGATTGCCAACACCGCCGACAGCACTGGCGACAAGGAAGAGGGCGCAGCCCCGAAAAAGGATGCGCCATGAGCCGCCAGATGAATCGACCCTACCCGCACCTGGCTGATGTGCTGGCCAAGGGCGCCAACGCGACCAATACCAGCGTGGAAGGCCTGGCCCAGGCCCTGAGCTATGCCGCACCGGTTGCCAATACCCTGGGCGTGAGTCTGGAGAGCACCGTCGCCATCATCGGCAAGTTTGCCGATGCGGGCATTGACGCCAGCCGCGCGGGCACGGCGCTGAACTCCATCATGAGTCAGTTTGCCAACCCGCTCTCCAGCTTCCGCAAGGAACTGGGCGCTGCCGGCATCGTCACCACCAATTTTGAAGAAGCTCTGCACCAGCTGGCAGCCAAGGGCAAAGACGGCGAGCGTGCCATCAATGCGGTGGGCTTGGAGGCCGGGCCCGCGCTGCGCGCCTTGCTCAACCAAGGCATGGGTGCGTTGGACGAACTGACGGGCAAGTTGCGGGAGGCGGGCGGCAGTGCCGAAGCCACGGCCAAGACCATGGCCGACAACCTCAATGGCTCTCTCAAGGGCCTGAGCAGCATGTGGGAGACCGTGACCCAGGTGCTGGGCAAGCCCGTGCTGCCAGTGGTGCGCAAAGGCGTGGACGAGCTGACCGGCGCACTGCGCAAGGCGGTCGATAACGGCCTGGTGGAGCGCTTCGGTCAGACCCTTGCGACGGCCTTCGAGAACGGCCTGAAGTTCTTCCGCGCGTTTGCAGCCAACGTCAACTTTGACGTCGTGGTGTTGCGCCTGCAGGTCTTTGCCAGCGAAACGGGCGAGACGCTGCAGCGCATCGGCCAATACGCCACCAATGCCGGCAACACGGTGCAGTTGGCCTGGGGCGTGATGACGGCCGGGGTCAATGGCGTGCTGACTGCCATCTACGGCCTGGGCGCGGCGTTTGCACAGGTTGCCTCCAAGGTGATGGCGGGCGTGGCCATGCTGCGCAGCGGCCTGGCGTCTGTCACTTTTGGGGGGCTGACCGATCAGGCCGTGCTGGGCACTTACACGCGCGAGCAGCTCACCGAGATGGGGGTGACGCTGGTCGACCCCACCCAGATCGCCCGCGATGACGGGGCGGGCAAGCTGATGCTCAATGGCGCACAGGTAGGCACCGTGACCTATGCGACGGGCGCGGTGGACTTCAACCCCGATGTCACGATCAAGATTCCCAAGCCGGTTTACTCGTCCAGCCAGGTCAGCGGCGGGGGCTTTTCTGGAGAGGTCGCCAAGTACCGCCTGAACTATGAGGGCATCGATTACCTGAGCGCTCCCTCGATCTACCCTAACGATGAGAGCGGCTACGTCAAGATCCGGTTTCGCACCACGGGAAGCGCGACCCGCCGCACGCTGCAGGTCACGTTTGCGCCTGAGTTTGACCTGGTCACGGGCGTGCAGGCTCCGGTGGTGCCGGGTTCGGTCCTGCTGATGCCTGCCAGCGGTCAGCCCTGGAGCGATGACGGCAGGGGTGTGCTGCGGGTGCTGACGGCTGCGGGATTTGTAAATCGAGGCACTCTGAACTACGCCACGGGCCGGGTGGCACTCACATCCTGGACGGCGGGCAATGCCAACTCGCTGCGCCGTGCGGCTTGCATCACCACATTGGGTGATGCGATTTCCAGTGCCTATGTGTTCAGAACGGCTGCTGCTCCTCTGCGTCCTGGCTCCCTTACGGTGCAGATTCCCCGTGCCTCGGGTGGCTCGCAGAACGTCACCGCTGGCATTGACGGCACCATCTCAGCTCCCGGTGTGGTCGGCACTGTGGACTACGAAACCGGCTTGGTGCGTCTGGGCTTTGGGGCTCTGGTCGTGGCCGCTGGCAATGAGACTGAGCCCTGGTACGACGCCGCCAACGTCCAGCCGGACGGCAAGATCTTTAAACCTCAGCCCATTGTGGCCAGCGCCTTGCGCTATGCGGCGGTGGCCTATGCCTATCTGCCCATGAATGCCGACATCATCGGCATCGACCCGGTGCGCCTGCCCAGCGATGGCAAGGTGCCTATCTTCCGGCCCGGCACTCTGTGCGTGGTGGGTCACACCAAGACCAGCAGCCAGTTGGTGGCGAGCAACGGCCAGACCATCAACCTGGCCCGTGTGCGCCTGTCCCGCGTGGTGGTGCGCGATGCCAATGGCAAGACCCTGAATGCAGGTTTTTCCGTGGACCTGGAGGCCGGGCAGGTCACTTTTACCGACGTGTCCGCCATGACCATGCCGGTCACCATCGAGGACCGTATCGAAGACATGGCCACGGCCACAGATGTGCAGATCTCCGGCGAGATCACCTTTAACCGGGCGCTGACCCATGACTATCCCAAGGACTGCACCTATGTCTCCAGCGCCTTGCAGGCCAGCGACCGGCGTGCCCGCGTGAGTCTGGCCTTTGAGCAGCAGACCTGGATTGATAACGTCTGGGCCGATGCCCCCAATGGGCCAGGGATTGCAGCCAAGTACGACCAGAGCGTCTCGCCCATAGCAATCACCAATGCCGGCGGCAGCACCGAGCGCTGGGTGCTGCAGTTCACCACTACCACGCAGTTTCGGGTGATTGGCGAGCATGTGGGTGTGATCGCCATCGGCGATATCAACACGATTTGCTCGCCCGTCAACCCGGCCACGGGCAAGCCTTATTTCACGATCGATCCGCTGGGCTGGGGCAGTGGCTGGGCGATCGGAAACATTCTGCGCATCAACACCGTGGGGGCCATCTACCCGTTCTGGGTGGTGCGCACCATCCAGCCGGGGCCGGAAACCGGCATCGAGCACAGCTTTTCTATCCTGGCGCGCGGTGATGTGAACCGCCCGCAGACAAACTGATTTCCGAACTCTGGAGAGAGATATGGCATCCATCGTAGACACCGGCGTCAAACACGCATACAGCTCCATGGCCGGAGCGCCCGCTATCAACGGCGCGGCGGGCTCACTGATCTCCGCACTTGACGCTTTCCTGGTCACAGGCTGGGGAACCAAGGCCGTGGATTCGGCGGTCATCAGCAACGGCGTTTGCCGCTTGAACTTTGCCAGCGGCAAGAGCGCTGCCGAGGCCCATACCGTCATTTTGGTGGCAGGCGCTTCGCCTGCCGCGCTAAGTGGTGAGCAGAAGGTCACTGCCGTTGCCAGCGGCTGGGTGGAGTTCAAGACCGCTTTGCCCGATGGTTCGGTCACAGGCTCCATCAGTTTCAAGATGGCACCGCTGGGCTGGGAGAAGGTTTTTACCGGCACCAACAAGGCGGTGTATCGACAGACTGATCCAGCTTCGACTCGTACTTACTACCGGGTCGATGACAGCAATGCCCTGTATGCCCGCGTGCAAATGTATGAGTCCATGACTGATGTGGACACAGGTGTTGCGGTGGCACCGCTGACTGTGGCAGGCGGGTATTACTGGCACAAGCGGGTTTCGTCGGGAGGTGCCGGTAACTACTGGATGCTCGCCGGAGATTCTCGGGGCTTCTTTGCCGTACTGTTCCCGCATAACTCACCGACCGCTGCTAGTGGCAACAACTACGCGGGGTGTTCGTATTACGCAGGCGATCTCAACAGTTACCGCAGCGGTGATGCGTTGCCCTCTGGATGGACGTCGACCGCGCAAGACGCCAAGCCTTTGCAGGAGCAGTTCGGCGTGGCCTGGCAGGACGGCCAGCGGCAAGGGGTGGCCCTGCAGGGGCGGTTTCAGAAGGCGTGGCCTCTGCCTGGCGCAACCATGCAGGTCAACTGGCAAGAGTCGCAAGGTGTGCGCGTGGCTCTGCAGGCCAATGTCCAGGATGCCACGCCCGTGCGTGCGGGTTGGGTAGTGCGGTATGAGGAAAGCCTGCGCGACCGTCGCTTGCTGCTGGAGGCCGTGGCTCAGGATGCGATGGGGCTGCAGCACCTCGTCACTGATGGAGCTGGTTCAGCGGTGCCGCTTTACACGGCTTACTTGGCTCGCTACCAGCAGGCCATGAAGCCACCAGCGGGAAAGTCGGTGCCCAAGCCTCCCGAGCCTGAAAAGCCCGGCTGCTATGAGCAACTGGTGGGTGGCCCCATCCCATTGCTGTTCTGCCGCTCCTGGGCGGTATCGGCAAATCTGCTGTTCATGTGCTGCAGGTCCATTGGGCCTGAGCCGCAGCCCCAGTTCTTCATTCCCCTGTTGCCCGTCTATATGCAAGTCCACCATCTCACTGCGCATTTGCTGCCAAGCCTTGAGCCTGTTGTGCTCACTGACGTCACTATTTCTGCAGACGATGACAGCTATTGCTGGAGCCTGTCGGCCAACGGGCCTGAGCATTTGCTGGACCAGCTCGCGCCTGTGGGCGGACTGCCGCAGCGTCTGCAGGTCGGTATTGATGGAATGCAGTTTGTCTTTGCGGTCACCAGCACTGCGCGCAGCCGTTCCTTTGATCGCCGCCGCGTAGCGGTGCAGGGCATCAGCGTTACGGCCATGCTGGGCAATCCGTATATGCCCAAGCAGTCTTGGCTTTCCACCTCGGTGGCCACGGCGCAGCAGCTGGCGGTGAGCACGTTGGAGTTCAGCGGGGTAGGTCTGGATTGGCAGATCCCGGACTGGCAGGTGCCTGCCGGCGCGTGGAGTTTTCAGGGCACGCCCCTGCAGGCCGTGCTGCGCATGGCCGAGTCGGTCAATGCCGTGGTGCGCAGCCACCGCACGGCAGAGCAGCTCATCGTTGCGCCGCGCTACCCGGTGCTGCCGTGGGAATGGGGTGCGGCCGTGCCCGATGTGCAAATGCCTGCGGCCGTCATCGTGACCGACGAACTGCGGCCAGATCCGCGTGCCGAATACAACGCCGTCTATGTTGCGGGCGGCAGCGTGGGGGGCGTGCTCGGCCATGTGGTTCGCAGCCTCAGCGCGCGCGACAAGCTGGCTCCGCAGATTCAGGACGACCTCATCACCAATGCCGACGCAGCCCGCATGCGCGGCAGCTGGGCGCTGGCGGCCAGCGGCAACAAGCTGCAGCACAGCATCAGCATGCCTGTGCTTACCGGCGGCACCAACCCCGGCATCTTGAACCCCGGCCAGCTGCTGGAGGTTGCAGATACCGACGGCACCTGGCGCGGCCTGGTGCGCGGTGTCAGCGTCACTGCCGCTATGCCCCGCGTGCGCCAGCAAGTCACCGTCGAAAGGGTCGCCGCATGAGCACCAACCTTTACAAGCGCCTCAAGGCTCTGCTGCCTGATGACCCCGTCATGACCGGGCAGATCAGCGCCGTGTTTGCCGACGGCACCGCGCTGGTCGCCCTTGAAGGTGCCGCAGGCCTGCTGCGTGTGCGCAACCCGCTGGGCACGGCTAATGGCGTGCGCGTCTATGCGCAAGGCGGCGCCATCACCGGCCCCGCGCCCGCCATGCCCTATGTGCTGATCGAAGTCTGAAAACGAAATAGGAAAGCGACATACGAAAGGAGAGGGAATGGATGACTACGGGGATGAGTTGCCGGTGGTATCGCACCAGCAGATCAATGAACGATTCGACAAAGGGAGTGAGCGCATGGCCGCCATCGAGCGCGATCTGAAGGCTGCGACGCAGGAGCTCTATGAGCTCAAGCAGCAGCTGGCGGATCTACTGGAATTTTTTACCGCCATGAAAGGTGCCTTCAAGGTGCTGAACTGGGTGGGCAAGGTGGCCAAGCCGCTGGCGGCCATCGTCATGCTGGGCGGCGCCTGTGTAGGTTTCTGGACGGCTATCAAGGGAGGAGCAAGCCGATGAACTGGAAAGAAAAACTCTTGGCCGCCATCGGTGGCGCTGCCTTTGCTTTGGCTGTGCCGCTGGTGCAGAAGTACGAAGGCACCGTGCTGCGCAGCTACCCCGATCCGGTGGGCATCGTCACGGCATGCACCGGCCATACCGGTCCCGAGCTCAAGATGGGCCAGACCTACACCCGCCAGCAGTGCGAGGAAATACTCTACAAAGACTTGGCCAAGCATGCCGATGCGCTGGATTGCATTCGTCAGCCCTTGACCGATGGCCAACGCGCCGCCTTTGTGAGCTTTGCTTTTAACGTGGGCGAGGGTGCGTTTTGCGGCAGCACCCTGGTGCGCAAGGCCAATGCGGGCGACATCGATGGCGCGTGTGCCGAGCTATCGCGCTGGACCTATGCCGGTGGCAAGCAGTTGCCCGGCCTCATCAAACGTCGCGCGGCAGAGCGCCAATTGTGTGAGGCGGGGCTGGCATGACAGGCGCATCCCGTCTCTGGCCGTGGCTGGCCTTGGCCCTTGCGGGGCTGCTGGCCCTGCAGTCGCTCAGGCTGGCCAACGCTCAGCTGGAGCTGGCCAAGGTTGAGGTTTCTCAATCAAAACAGGCTCAATCCCAAGCACAACAAGCGCTAGCAGCTACAGAAAAGAAAGCGTCTGCCGTGCTTGGGCATGGCGCGGCCCAACAGGACAACACCCATGACTACACACAAAAACTGGCAGTGCTGGAAACTGCTCGCGCTGCTGACGCTTCCCGCATTGCAGGCCTGCAGCACGACATCCGCAGTGCCGCTACTCGCAACGCCCAGCTTGCCGGTGACGCCGCTGCCTGCAGAAGTCTCGCAGATCAACACCAGCGACTCGCAGCCCTTGCTGGCGAAGGCGCGGGCGTGGTTGGCCAGCTTGTCGGATTGGTCGAGCGCAGAGACGCCCAGGTTAACGCCCTGATGGGGCAGGTGCAGGTGGACAGGCAGTTGCTGGCCAGCCATTGAGCTCACCCAGAAAAGGCGAAAGCCCCAAGCGTTACGACCGCCTGAGGCTTTCTTTCCCAACCCTTGCAAGACCAAGAATCAGAGCGTTGATGATGTTTTTCAAAGTGACCGTCACCGCACCTTTGGACGCAGCCGCGGCCGACCGCTTTGCCCGCCGTATTGCTGTGGCCTACGTGCAGGTCGCACTGGGCATCACTTCCGCAGGGCTGGCGGGCCTGCTGCTGGCTATCCGCTGGTGGTGA